TTCTCGATTCTCTGTAGATATCCCAACCATCGAAACCACCTGCTAAACATAATGTGAATTTTCTTGCAAATAATCTGAAGTAAGGGTTTTCTGGTGATGTAGGTTCTTGGTTGAAACTAGCGTCACCAACTTCGAATGCAGATTGACCACTAGTCATGAACGTATTACCGATTGTTACAACCGTTGCACCTGAGTCCATGTGGAAACCTTTAGTTTTGTAATTCCAAGGGTTTTCAACATTTGTTTGACAATGATCTAAGATATTTTGGAATCCTTTAAATTCTAAGAATGATTCGTCAATACCGACTGTGTTAGAGAAACCTAAGAATGTTCTTCTTACGTTATCACCCGCACTTTGTACTTGGTTACTACCACCATTTGTTGTTCCAAATGGAGGATTGTAAATTACTTGACCAGGATAATAATACTCTGTTTTATAGATAGGAATTGGAGATTGAATATCACCTGAGTAATCTCTCATGATGTAACCCTCAAATCCACAAGGTAAAGCGTCAACAGGATATTCTTCTGATAACTCAATCATTACAAATGCAGAATTTAAAGCGTATTCTCCATCAGAAGAACCAATCTTTTTAGCTACGAATGAATTACTAGCTGGGTCCATTGTACAGTTTGTGAACTTTTCTAATACAACGGGATTTGCATCTGTATCAAAGAAATCTCTAACCATAATGTCAAACGTACTGTTGTTGAATGACATATTCATGATTGAAATTTTAATTTCAGTATTAGCAGAGTCACCATCAGAGATCGAAATGAATTTGAATAAGTTATAAACTTTATTACCTCTTAATTCAGAAACAACCCAAGGTGATTTAGGACTTTGGTATTGGAATAAATTATTTGCAATCGAACTTACATTACCATCCCTTGCTTCGGGTAACTCAGTTAGATTTGGATTAATACCACGGATATAACCGTTATTGTATGACCAGTTCAACATTGTTTGATAATATTCTTCAACAAATAAAGGAACTTCAAATCTTGATTTAGAGAAGTTAGCAACACTTAATACTTTTGTAATATATTCTGAATCCGAAGATTGGAATGAAGTCTCAAAAGAGAAAGTATCTCTAACACCATTTTCATCTGGAATTGTAATACCTGATATTGCAAATGTTGAAAACGGATTTGATGTGATTGCTGAATAAGCACCTGATGTATCAATAACAACATCTGTAAGACCTGATACTTGATATCTTGGGCCATCAGTTGTTGAATTGTATAGACTAATTCCTCTTGATCTTAAGGTTGCAACAACTAAATTATCATACTCTGTATATGAACCTCCCGAGAAGAAATATGCACTTCCTGATACGGTTCCATTATAGTTACCACCACCTGTGCTAACCATTGACGTTACATAATTCGTAAAAGAAAATCCTGTATACCCACTTAAAGATGTGTCAGGTTTGTTAAATGTTGCATAATACCACTCATCATTAGTTTCTGCAGAAAAAATAATATTACTTAAATCTAAATCACTGACACTTAGTGCGTTTGTCACACCTGTGTATGTACTCCCTGTTAAATCTCCAAGATCATCAGTATCAATCGCACCATAAACATATAAACTTGTTCCTGATGTTGTACCTGAAGCTTTCATAATATCAACTAACTGAGTTGTAATATCTGATTTAAAAGAACTTTGTGTTCCGTTGTTTTGTGTGAACGGAGTATTGAGGTTATCCCAAATGATATCAGGTAATGTTCCTTGACTTAATGTTAAAGTTGAAGTAGTACTTCCTGTGTTACCATTAAAAGTAAATGAGAAATCCACACTAGATCCTGATTGACCTATTGTAGAAGGATTAACATTCGCAATTGTTGTGATAGACCAAGAAGGACCAGCGTCATAACCTGACAAACCAAGAATTCTTGTAACAAACAATTGGTTAGATTGTTGTAAATAAGACTTTGCGATATACGCCGCCTCATATTTAGGGATTTGTGTATTCACAAATTTTTCAGGAGATGTTGGTCCGAAAATAGTTGTGAATTCATCATAATTCGTAATGAATATTGGTTCGAAGGCAGGTCCCTTAAGGGTTTCTCCAACGATACCTAATGTTGTTACACCGACACTCTGCGCCACGAAGGATAGGTCGGTCTCTGTAGTGTAAACACCAGGTGATACAAATACTTTTTGTGTTGTTGCCATTATTAAAAAGTTCTAGCTTGATTTATTTTATCATAAATATTAAATTAAACACAAAAATCTTGACTCCTGAATATGTATTTGTAAATTAGGATACTTTTTTCTTCCTTTTTTCTGCCCATGAAAACACCATTGAAAACCAAAAAAGAAATCAAAAACATCAAGATCTCAGTCGAGTCTCATGATAAGTTAAAAAAGTACTGCGATAAAAGGGGTATTAAAATTTACAAATTCCTTGAGAATTTAATCTTTGAAAAGTGTAAAGAAAAAACAGATCTTTACGGAGAAGATTAAATTAATGTTGCAACATAAACAATTGAACACTCTTTTGTGTTGTCGACAGGTGTTACCTCAAGTCTCAACGTATCTCCTGTAGTTATTTGAATCGTTGACATATCACTTCCGTAGTAATAATCATTCAAGTAAACATCATAGGTATTAACATTAACCAAACTATTGAAATTTAAATTTGCAGTATACTTGAAATTTTCAGTATAAGTTGTTTCTCCGGCATCCAAGTTAAATGTTAATGAGAATGTTGTAGCGTTTTCTGGATAAACCTTCTTTTTACCTTTCTTTCTATTATTGACTGTTTCTAATAATTGAACTGTTCTTGAAATTGCCGGTTTCACTTCAAACTCTTCTTCATCAATCAAGAATCCCATCATTAAGAAATCATAACTTTGTATGTAATATTTTCTTTTATCTAATTCTAAAACCGATTCGTCTGAAACGTTTTGTAAAATGATTGGAACATAGTGACCTTTAACAAAGGTATAGGCTTGTCTAGATGCAAATTTTTGCATCACAATTTTATTCAATTGGTTCAACTCTCTCATTCTATTACAAATGAACTTCAAACTATAAGTAATGTCTACAGGAACAGGTTGGGGAATTGTATAGATATCCACACCTTTTCTTTGACCATCCCAAGTAGGAACTGTTGCAAAATAATATTGTCTCCTGTTTGGGATATTATAAATCAATGCAGGGTTTGATCCATATTTCACTTCGGGGTTTCTAACCACAGTTATAAATGGAACGTTTACGTTTTTATCTAAATCCGAGAAGTTCCAAGTTTCTGTAAACTGTGCCCAGTTTTGAGTCGTAATCATAATATCAACCGTAGGAACTATTTTACCCGAAGTCACCGTCTTCAAATCATTTTTAACAAAGTCGAGCATCCCCCTGTCTAAATCAGCATGTAAAACTGATTTAGGTAAGTAGGTACCATCTCTTGTGATATAATCCAAAAGTTGTTCTCTACGTGCCAATAATTCCTTTTGAGGAACTAAATCGATTTGTTTTTTTATTTGTTTTGGAAACGGCATATTCTATAATTATAATCCTCTAAATTCGTTATCAGTTACAGGTGTTGCAAGTATTGTCCTATAAAAAGGTTTATATCCACCATAAGTATGTTTATTGTCTGAGTTAACCCTACCGTCATCAATAACAGAATAATATCTAACTCTATTTTCAGTTTCATAATATCCTAAGTAATCACCAAAATCTACTGAGATTTGTAAATCATCTAAAGTTTGTTGATAAACCGATACCCTCAAATTACCTGGCTCTGATTGGTTAATTCTTGATCTACCCAACATCTGATTTGTTGGTGTCATAATTTGAACATATCCCTTGAACTCTACAGGAGGTAAAAACTGAATCCCGTCTTGTAAAGCCTCACCATATACATCATCTGTTTTCGTCTTTTTTCTATCAACCTTGTAAAGAACCAAAGTAAAATTCATATCACCCTCGAGCCACTCTTCACCCATACCAATATCCAAGGCAAAATCCTCCCCACCAAAAAACTTACCTAATCTCGTAATTGGAACTTTCTTATCCATATGTTGATAAATACTTCAGAAAGAATTATATTTGAAACATTAGCACCTAATGGGTATTGAAATCAGTTTAGAATCTAAAGCCTTGTCTCTACTTGAGAGTTACGAAGGTTCCAACAATTACATACAGGAACTTAAGAGGAAATCTGTGCTCAATAAAAAGTTCTACCCAACAAGAAGTCAATCAGAGTATATTATTAATAACCATGACAAACAACCTAAAGTAGCTAAAAAGTGGGTTGTTCTCGATTCTTACTTTGCACAAAAATTAGCCGACGATAAATTATACACCGAAATACCAAAGAAGGTGTGGGTTGAGAAATTGTTGGCAGAAAAAGAAAAGGCGTTTCACATTTGGGGTCGAGTTTTTGAAACCGAACAAATGCATGAATTTTGGTTACCAAAAGCCTCAATAATCAAAGACAACTCCGTGAAAGATGTTGTTATTGATTACGAGAAGTATTCTCATAGACCTCCATTGTCACATCAGAAAGAGGCGATTCAAAAGTTAGTTGAGAACAAAAAATATGTTTTGGCAGATGATATGGGTCTTGGTAAAACAACATCAACAATTATATCAGCATTAGAGGCCAAATCAAAAAAAACCTTAATCATTTGTCCCGCGTCTTTAAAGATTAACTGGCAAAGAGAGATTGAGAACTATTCAAACAAATCAGTTTTCATTGCGGAGGGTAAGAACTTCAGTACTGAACACGATTTTGTTATTATAAATTATGATATCATAAAAAATTTTCATGACCCAAAAAAGAAAGACGATTCGCAAATTATTAGAGCCAATTTTGATTTGGTGGTTATTGACGAAGCACACTATATTAAGAA